TAGAAAGAAAGCAGAACAACAAAGAAAAAACATAAGACACGAAAGGTATGAGTATTTTGCTGGAAAAGCAGATCCTGATGTTTACCTGGAGAATCCATTCCCTAAAAAAATTAGAGATAAGGAAACCATGCAAAAATATTTGGATGCAGATGAGAAACTCTCAGAAATCTCATTAAAGATTGATTACTATGAAACAATGTTATCTTATCTTGAAGAAATACTTAAACAGATAACTAATAGAACCTACCAAATAAAAAATTCAATAGAATTTATGCGTTTCACCTCAGGGTTAGGTTAATGGAAGAAGACTATTACCATATAGAATTGCCAATTCAAGCAGTTCGTATCATCCATAAGGGTCTGAAACAAGCTGTAGATAAATGGTCTGGGGGTCCTCCAGAAGAGCAGGAAGATCTTCAAGCAATGAGAGATCATTTCTATAGAATTATTCTGGAGCACAGTTTTTCAAAACCTGAATAAATACTGTCAGGTGAATGTTTTATCATGGCAGATTTGACTATTCAAAAGATAAATGAAGTCTATCTACAAGTAAAAACAGAACCTCATATTGAGTATGAGTTAAGAGATAGATTTACTTTTGAAGTTCCCAACAAAAAATTCATGCCCCAGTACAGAAGTAAGTATTGGGATGGATATGTGCATCTTTTTAATATGAAAACCAAGAGGATCTATGTGGGTCTTCTTGATAAAGTTGTTGCTTTCTGTGAGCAGTCAGGATACTCATATGAGTTTGAAGACAATAAGTTCTATGGTCCTCCCTTTGAAGTCAATGACATGATTTCAGAGGAGGGTGTAAAGGATTTCATGAAAGCAATAACACCCCTTAAACCCAGAGACTATCAGATTGATGCTGTTCATGATGCATTGAAATATAACAGAAAGTTGTTGATTTCACCAACAGCATCTGGTAAGTCATTCATGATTTATACTATCGTAAGATTTCATGTCAATGCTGGCAGAAAGATTCTGCTTGTGGTTCCTACCACATCTCTTGTAGAACAGATGTTCAAAGACTTCCAAGACTATGGATGGGATGCAGAGAACCATTGTCATAGAATCTATGCAGGTAGAGAAAGAATCAATACAAATGAGGTGACTATCACTACTTGGCAATCTGTTTATCAATTAGATAGAAAGTTTTTTGAGGAGTATGATGTGGTGATTGGTGATGAGGCACACCTTTTTAAGAGTAAGTCTCTTGTGGGTATCATGGACAAATTACACCATGCTAAGTATAGATATGGGTTTACAGGCACTTTAGATGGCACACAAACCCATAAGTGGGTCTTAGAGGGACTGTTTGGTCCATCATACAAGGTCACTCAAACCAAGAAATTGATTGATCAAGGTCATCTTGCCACTCTTGATATTCAGTGTCTTGTATTAAAGTACAAACCAAAGAAGTTTGATACTTATGAAGATGAAATTCAATTTTTGATTGGTCATGAAAAAAGAAACAAATTTATCACTAATCTTGCTTTAGATTTAAAAGGCAACTCACTCATCTTGTACAGTAGAGTTGAATCTCATGGTGCCATACTTTACGAAATGATAAATAAAAAAGTCACAGAAGAAAGAAAAGTTTTCTTCATTCATGGTGGTGTAGATGCTGAAGAAAGAGAGCAAGTAAGAAAAATTACAGAGCAACAGAATGATGCAATCATTGTTGCTTCTTATGGAACATTCAGTACAGGAATCAATATTAAGAATCTACACAATGTAATCTTTGCCTCTCCATCCAAATCTCGTATTCGTAACTTACAGAGTATTGGTAGAGTCCTAAGAAAAGGCAAAAACAAAGTGAAAGCAAAACTATATGATATTGCTGATGATCTAACTTCAGGATCAAGAAAGAATTATACACTGAATCATTTTATTGAGAGAGTGAAAATTTATGTTCAAGAGCAATTCAATTATGACATTATATCAGTCAACATAAAAGACTAGGAGGGAGTGTATGCTAGAAGATGATTTCTATTGTACAATCAAGTTCAAAGGCGGAGATGAAATCTTTGCAAAGGTAGCAGCAGAAGTAGAAGAAGATAGAACCATGCTTCTTGTTTCAAACCCTATTGTGGTTGAAGAAGTAAAGTTAAGAGGAACAGTTGTAGGTCATAAGTTTGAACCTTGGTTGAAGTCAACCTCTGAAGATATGTTCCTGGTCAATATGGATGATGTTCTTACTATGTCTGAATCAGAAGACATTGAGATGATTTTATATTATCAAGAGTATATAAGAAAGATGCATAAAGGTAATCATACTCAGATAGATAGGAGGATGGGATATCTCTCCTCAGTGCAAGATGCTAAGGAGGTTTTAGAGAAACTCTATAAATCTAGCTAAAGCTCATCTTTCAAAGGCAACAAACCTAGTCTACTGGTAAAGTGTATCCTTGTCAATGTTTTGTTTTGCTGTTATAATAATTCCAGTAGATAAATGATAATTATGCCCTTCTCTTATACTACTATGGCAAGACCTAAGAAATCAGAGCACTATGTTAACAATAAAGATTTCTTGGCTGCCCTAGAACAGTATGCCATTGATGTTGAGAGAGCAAAGGAAAAAGGCAATCCTAAACCACAGATTCCTAGGTATATTGGTGAATGCTTCCTGAAGATTGCTAATCATCTGTCATACAAACCAAACTTTGTGAACTACATGTTCAAAGATGACATGATTTGTGATGGCATTGAGAACTGTGTAAGATATATTCATAACTTCAATCCAGAGAAGTCTAAAAATCCTTTTGCTTATTTTACTCAAATTATCTACTATGCATTTTTGAGAAGGATTCAACAAGAAAAGAAGCAACTTGAAATCAAGAACAAGATTTTAGAAAAGACTAACTTTGATGAGGTCTTTGATTCTAATGACCTTGACTCAAGTAATTATTCAGACTACAATAGTATCAAGGATGCTGTCCATAGTAAGTTGAGGAACTGATGCGAGTAGCAGTTATCACTGATACACATTATGGTGCAAGAAAAGGTTCTAAACTTTTTCATGACTTTTTTGAAAAATTTTATAATGATGTATTCTTTCCTACACTAGACAAAGAGGGCATCACCACTGTTATTCATATGGGTGATGCCTTTGATAGTAGAAAGGGCATTGAATTCAAATCACTTGATTGGGCAAAGAGAGTAGTGTTTGATCCTCTCAAAGAGAGAAATATTAATATGCACCTTATGGTGGGCAATCATGATGCCTACTACAAAAACACCAACAACATTAACTCTATTGATCTTCTCCTCAATGAATATGACAATGTGGTAACATATTCAGAAGCAACTGAGGTAATTGTTGACAAAACACCTATCCTTTTTATTCCTTGGATCAATGAACAAAATCAAGAACAGACTTTTAAATTTATTGAAAATTCAACTTGCCACTACGCGATGGGGCACCTTGAACTCAATGGATTTAAACCTCATAAAGGACTCGTCATGGACCATGGTATGGAGAGCGAACTATATCAGAAGTTCAACAGGGTATTTTCGGGTCATTACCATACAAGATCAGATGATGGAAGAATCTTCTACATAGGCAATCCCTATGAGATGTTCTGGAATGATGTCAATGATGAAAGAGGATTTATCATCTTAGATACAGATGATATGGAGTTTGAATATGTCAACAATCCATACAAGTTGTTCCATAACATCTATTATGAAGATACCCCCTATCAGATGTTTGATGCATCTCCTTATCACAATAAGATTGTAAAAATTATTGTCAAGTCAAAAAATGATCTTACAAACTTTGAAAAATTTGTAGATAAAATCTATGAGACAAAGGTTGCTGATCTGAAGATTGTTGAGAGTTATGATTTCAACAATGGATATTTTACTGAGAATCCAGATGTAGAGACAGAAGATACCTTCTCTATTTTGAATAGATATATTGAAGAGACAGAGTTCTCGCTTGATAAATCAGTGGTTCAATCTCTCATCAAGGATGTCTATGAAGAAGCATGTGAGTTAGTGTAATGTATATAATTACAGTAGCAGGAAAGGAGAAGGAAGGTGCATATTCTGTAGTAGATGATGATGGAGAAAAGGTTCTCTACATCTTTGAAGAACAAGATGATGCTATGAGATATTCAATGCAGTTAGAAGAAATGGATTATCCTCTAATGCATGTGATTGAGATTGAAAGCGACCTAATGATTCATACTTGTGAGACACATGGTCACAGGTATGCTATCATTTCAAAAAATGACATTGTGATTCCGCCAGATAAAACTGATGCTAACCTTTAAGACTATTACCTGGAAGAACTTTCTTTCTACGGGACAGCACCCTACATCAGTATCACTTGATACTGATAATAATTCTCTCATCATTGGAACAAATGGTGCTGGTAAGTCTACTATCTTAGATGCACTCACATTCTCATTGTATGGTAAATCCTTTAGAAAGATCAATAAGGGTCAACTTATCAATACTACGAATGAAAAAAATTGTTTTGTAGAGATTGAGTTTGCTGTCAATAGTATTGAGTGGAGGGTAGAGAGAGGAATTAAACCAAATATCTTCAAGATCTATAGAGATGGTGAAGAACTGAACCAGAATTCTTCTGCTATTGACCAGCAGAAGTGGTTAGAACAGAATGTCTTAAAGATGAACTACAAATCTTTTACTCAGATTGTAATTCTGGGTAGTAGTTCTTTTGTTCCTTTCATGCAACTTCCTACAAATAGCAGGAGAGAGGTTGTAGAAGATCTATTGGATATCAAGATCTTCTCCTCCATGAATGAGATTGTAAAAGGTAGATTGCGTTTGGTTAAAGATGAAATCAAAACTCTTGAATTGAAGAAAGACAATCTCAAAGATAAAGTTGACATGCAGAAGAACTTTATCCAACAGATTGAAGATCAAAGTAAAGATGATATTGAGATCAAAAATAATTCCATCAATAATTTGATGGATGAGATGTCTGAGTATATGAAGAAAAATGAATATCTTGATGAAGAAGTAAAAGCATCTCAACTATCTTTGAAAAGTTTTGAAGGTGCAACATCTAAACTTAGAGAATATGGTAATATCAAGGGTAAACTATCACAGAAGATTTCTGGTATTGTAAAAGAACATAAGTTCTTTACAGAAAATAGGGTTTGCCCTACCTGTGAACAGAATATAGAAGAGACATTTCGTTTAAATAGAATTAAGGACTCCCAAGATAAAGCATCTGAATTGCAACAGGGGTATACTGAGCTCCAACAGGCAATTAAAGATGAAGAGTTGAGGGAGTCCCAATTCCAACAGATTTCAGGAGACTTAAGTAAACTTCTCAATGGCATTACTCAAAACAATTCTCACATCAATGGGTGTCAGAAACAAATCAAAAGACTGGAACATGAAATTCAAACAATTACCAGTCAAATTGAAAACAGAAATACTGAACATGAAAAGTTAGAAGAGTTTAGAAAAAACCTTCAGGACACCTTTGAAACCATAAGTGAGAAAAAAGAGAAGATAACTTATCTTGACTTTACCTACAATCTCCTTAAAGATGGAGGAGTAAAAACTCAAATTATCAAGAAGTATCTTCCCATCATCAATCAACAGGCAAATAAATACTTGCAGATGATGGACTTCTACATCAACTTTAAACTTGATGAAGAATTTACAGAGACTATTGAATCACCTATTCATGAAGACTTTACTTATCAATCTTTCTCAGAAGGAGAGAAGATGAGAATTGACCTTGCACTTCTCTTTACCTGGAGAGAGATTGCAAGAATGAAGAATTCTGTAAATACTAATCTGCTGATCATGGATGAAGTTTTTGATTCATCTCTTGATGGATTTGGTACAGAAGAGTTTCTTAAGATTATCAGATTTGTGATCAAAGATGCCAATATCTTTGTTATCTCTCACAAGGATGGACTTGAAGATAAGTTTGATAATGTGATAAAGTTTGAAAAACAAGGCAATTTCTCCAGAATAGAACCATGAAAGTTCCAAATTGGCAGCATCATTCTAAAAAAGCACAGAAGGTTCATCTAAAACCAGCGAAACTGAAGCAACGTAAAGAAGCATTGCAGTTTTTAAAGAAAAAGTTAAATGTAACAGGAACTACATGAAGTTAGCATACGCTGACTAAATATTCATAGTGAATGAGGAGGACATTATGCACAATTTGATATCACATAATGAACTAGCATCCTGGAAGTGGGATCAAAAAGATACTCAAGATGAAAAATACGACCAAGTTTCCCAGTACTTCCAGTGCATCTCAGAATGTGGTATAGTGGACCATCAAGCAAGGAGATTCTGCAGACACATCCTAACAACTGATTAGAAGCAAATTAAAAGAGGATTTCTCACCAAAGCCCCCTGCACCTTAAATAAGTGTAGGGGGTTGGTTCGTGTGCCAGTTTATTAAGTGGTTGCAATGGGTTTCAGGACCACCTGGATGCTGTAGACTATTCACATAAGCAAGAGACCCAATGGCAATCAACTATGAAATCAAGTCCCAACTGGCAAAATTGCTTGCCACTGAGGATCTGGTTGTTGAAAACAAACCTGTTGCAACTGCACAGTTTAATGTTGAAACAAGGGTTCTGACATTGCCCATGTGGAAGCGTGCTTCCAACAGTGTTTATGACATGCTTGTGGGTCATGAAGTTGGTCATGCTCTCTTTACTCCCAATGACTGGTCATTTGAGGGCTCTGTGCCTCAGCAGTTTGTCAATGTGACAGAAGATGCACGCATTGAGAAACTGATGAAACGCAAATATCCTGGTCTTCACAAATCATTCAACGCTGGTTACAAAGAACTGGCAGAGGAGGACTTCTTTTGCCTTGATGGTGAAGATGTTGATAGTATGAATCTTGCAGACAAAGCAAACCTTTACTTCAAGATTGGTAAGCACCTTGATATCACCTTTACTGATGAGGAAAAGGTAATTATTGAACAGATTGCTGATGCAGAGACCTTTGATGAAGCTGTTGAGGCAGCAAAAGTCATGTATGCATACTGTAAAAAACCACAGAAAGAGTCACAACCTGTTGTGATTCCTCCTAGTCCAAATCAACAACCTGGTGGTCAATCAGAGCAGCAAGAGTCACAGAATGTTGAAGGGTCTGATAGTGCAGATGAGATGACTCATGAGGAAATGCTTGAAGAAGCAGAGCTTCGTGAGTCTGCTGATGAACCTGAGGAAAATATTCCTGAACCTGAGGTAACTACTGACAGCACCTTTGAGGAACGCAAAGAAGAGTTTAATGGAAACCTTGATGTTGATAGTCAATATGAGACTGGATATCATGAACTGCCAGAATTCAATGTTGATGATCTGATTGTTTCTTTCTCTGAGATTAGGTCTAAGTTTGATTGGTCAGAAGAATTTTGTTTCAAGGAGGATAGTAAGGCATATGCACATGTTGATTCTGAGTATGCTAAATTCAAGAAGTCTGCTCAGAAAGAAGTCAACTTCCTTGTAAAGGAGTTTGAGTGTAAGAAAGCAGCAGACTCCTATGCACGTGCTGCCACTGCACGCACTGGTGTTCTTGACTGCACCAAACTGCACACCTACAAGTACAATGAAGATCTTTTCAAGAAGGTAACAATTTTTCCTGATGGTAAGAACCATGGTCTTATCTTTATCCTTGACTGGTCTGGTTCCATGGGTAATTGTATTCTGGATACAGTCAAGCAACTTTATAATCTCATCTGGTTTTGTAACAAGTGCAATATTCCCTTTGATGTCTATGCCTTCACTAATTCTTATATCAGGAATGATGAAGAGGTAGAAAGAAAAGATATATGGGAGGATGATAAGTTGTTCATCAATGGTGACTTTAGATTGATGAATTTCTTCTCCAGTCGTGAGAAGAAAAAGGATATTGAAAAGCAGATGCAATCTCTGTTCAGGTTGGTATGGTCCATGCAGCACTATTGTTTTTACAGTTATCCTCCTGAGTTTACTCTGTCTGGCACTCCACTTAATGAGACTTTGATTGCACTTACTCAGATTATCCCTGCTTTTAAGAGAATGCATGGTCTTCAGAAGACTCATTGCTTTATTCTAACTGATGGTGAGGCAAATCCTTTGATGGTTTCTAAGAAGAATTATTATGGTGGACAAGGCACACGTCATCTAATTGCTGATATGGATTACATTAGAAACAGGAAGACTGGACATACTTATCAGGTTAAGCGTGCATACCACACCTTCAGTAAAATTCTTCTTCAAAACCTGATGGAAGAGAACAAAGATTGCAACTTTATTGGTATTCGTCTTTGTGCTCCTAGGGAAATGAATACATTCATTAGAAGCTATCAGCATGTCTCTGATGATGTTCTTAAGAAGATTAAGAAGCAGAAGTATTTTGAGATTAAGAACACTGGTTATACATCTTACTTTGCAATGCAGAGTAATTCTCTTAATCAAGAAGCTGAATTTGATGTAGAGGATGGTGCATCCAAAGCAAAAATCAAATCAGCATTTGTTAAGAATTTAAAGACCAAAGCACTAAATAAAAAAGTTCTGAGCAAGTTCATGGAACTGGTTTCCTGACCACTTCTAGAACTGTCTGCTAGGGGGTGCTGGACTCCCATATCTCCTTTATAATTAATCTGTTGAAACAAACCACTATGGCACTCTCCACTGAATACATCCTGTCCTCCCTGTCCAATCTCTATGGCAATGAAGTAGTTGCTGCTGATGTTCGTGCATGGTGTGCAATGAATGCCACTACCTATCAAACTGTCACTAAGAAACTTGATGAGTACAAGGTTGGACGTGGTAAGTGGAATCTGACTGTTAAAGAAAAACTTGAGCAGTCCTATGAGGCACCTGCGGTTGTTCCTGTAATTAAACAAAACCTTATTCCCCAGAAAGATGATACCTTCGTCCCTTTTGGTAACTTCACAGATATCAAAAAAATTATTAAGTCCAATCTTTTCTATCCTACGTTCATTACAGGTCTCTCTGGCAATGGCAAAACGTTCTGTATTGAACAAGCTTGTGCGCAACTCAACAAAGAACTGATTCGTGTAAACATCACTATTGAAACTGATGAAGATGATCTTATTGGTGGGTTTCGTCTTGTTAATGGGGAAACTGTATGGCATAATGGACCTGTCATTGAAGCACTCCAACGAGGAGCAATCCTGCTATTGGATGAGATTGACCTTGCTTCAAACAAAATCCTCTGTCTCCAATCCATTCTTGAAGGTAAAGGTCTGTTCCTGAAAAAGACTGGTCAATATATCAGTCCTGCTGAAGGATTCCAAATCTTTGCTACTGCAAATACCAAAGGTAAGGGTTCTGATGATGGACGTTTTATTGGCACCAATGTGTTGAATGAAGCATTCCTTGAGCGTTTCCCAGTTACCTTTGAACAGTCTTATCCTTCTCCTGCTACTGAGCAGAAGATTCTTGAGGGTGTTGCATCTGACCTTAATGTGGTTGCTCCTGCCTTCTGCAAGCACCTGGTTGACTGGGCAGACATCATTCGCAAAACCTTCTATGATGGTGGTATTGAGGATGTTATCAGCACACGTCGTCTGGTTCACATCATTCGTGCCTACAGCATCTTTAACAACAAAGAGAAAGCAATTCAAGTTTGCATCAATCGCTTTGATGAGGAGACCAAAGCATCTTTCATTGAACTCTATGACAAGGTGGATGCTGAATTCCAAATGGTTGACACTCAGGAGTCTGCTTGATATAATCTATGATAAACGCTTGGTCGCTTTTACATGATGAACTTTATGGAGATGAACCTATGATTAAAACAGCAACTAGTAAAGACTACGATAATTTTTGGGAGGATGACGGAATTAGTATGGTAGGCAATCCTTTTCCAAGTGCAATGTCAGATGATACCATTAATTTTAGTGGTGATGGCATTTATGCTGCTGACACAGTGAAACTAGATTATATGGGTTTGGGAGAGGATCACATTACATTTACCTCTACCTATGGTGCAGATACACTTAACTTGAGTGTTCCAGAAGAGAAAAATAATTCAAAGTACAAATATAATGAAGAAAAGATCCTTGAAGAACTGAAAGATTATATTGTTAGAACCTATAACCAACATTATTCCTCTGGTGATGATAATATTCAAACCTTGGATCTGATTGAAGCATGTGGTGATGGTGAAGCATTTTGCAGATCCAATATCCTTAAGTATGCCTCTCGCTATGATAAGAAAGGAACTGCACGTCGTGACATTATGAAGATCTTGCATTATGCTGTACTTCTGATGCATTTTAATGATAAAAATGCACAGAATGAAACTTATCCTCAGTGATGAAACTTCGTAATCCTATGAAACTGTCTGAAACTACTGTCAATCTGCTGAAGAACTTCTCTTCTATCAATCAATCTATTTTGTTCAAGGAGGGTAATAAACTGCGTTCTATCTCAGTGATGAAGAACATTCTTGCTGAAGCAACTATTGAAGAATCATTTCCCAAAGATTTTGGTATTTATGATTTGAACCAGTTCTTGAATGGTCTGTCACTTCATGCAAGTCCTGAACTTGACTTTAAGAGCAATGACTTTGTTATGATCAGAGAAGGCAAGATGCGATCTAAGTATTTCTTTGCTGATCCCACTGTCATTGTTGCTCCTCCTGAGAAAGCAATCAGTCTTCCTACTGAAGATGTTTGTTTTGTTCTCACCAGTCAGCAACTGGAGAAACTCAAGAAAGCAGCATCTATCTACCAACTTCCTGATATTTCTGCTGTTGGTGAAGCAGGTGTGATCAAACTGGTTGCACGTGATAAGAAGAATGATACTTCTAATGACTTCTCTATTATTGTTGGTGAGACAGATCAAGAATTTGTCTTTAACTTTAAGGAAGATAACCTGAAAATTGTTCCTGGATCTTATGATGTTGTTGTCTCTCAAAAACTTCTTTCAAAATTTACTAACCAGAACATTGATGTTACGTACTTCATTGCCCTGGAACCAGACTCCACCTTTGGTTAAGAAGGACTATGATGGTCCACTTTATGCCCCTTGGCATAAAGTTGTTGCTGGAAGAATGAAAAAGTGAAACACATTCTTTTTACCCTTAAGGGTTGTCCGTATGAACTCCTTGATGATAAAGAGTTCATTAGGATTCTTTTGTATAGAGTGACAAAAGAATCTAAGTCCACTCTTCTTAATCTAGCAGTTCATAAGTTTGACCCTCAGGGGGTTACAGGTATTGCTATGCTAGCAGAGAGTCATATTTCCATTCACACTTGGCCAGAGAAAGGCGTGGCAGTATGTGATGTTTTTACCTGTGGGGATAGTGCAGAACCAGAAAAGGCAGTAGAATATATGCAAGAGCAATTGAAGGCAACTGATATTGTTTCTAGTAAATTTAATCGTCCTTTGGAATGACTAACTTTGATGTGCCAATGAGAATAACTGGCAGTATCTTGGTGATTACTGCTTATTTTGTTGTTATTCATGTTAATATAACTCTTGGAGTTGTATTGCACTTTTTTGCTGATATGATTTCAATCCCTTACTTTGTAAGAACAAAATCTTGGGATGTTGTCATTATGCTGGCATTTCTTTTGGCAATTAGTTTTAGTAAATTGATTTTTTAATTATGCGTGATGAATTTGTGTGGGTTGAGAAATATCGCCCCAAGAAGATTGAAGAGTGTATTCTTCCTGACAATACTAAAAAAACATTTCTTGATTTCCTAGATAAGGGGGAGGTTCCTAACCTTCTTCTCTCTGGACCACCAGGATGTGGTAAGACCACAGTTGCAAAAGCACTTTGTGAGCAACTGGGTACAGATTACTATGTCATTAATGGTTCTGATGAGGGTAGATTCCTAGACACTGTACGTAACAATGCAAAGAACTTCGCTTCAACTGTATCGCTATCTTCTTCTGCCAAACACAAAGTCATCATTATTGATGAGGCAGATAACACAACCCCAGATGTACAACTCTGTCTTAGGGCGTTTACAGAGGAGTTTATTGGAAACTGCAGGTTCATCTTCACCTGCAACTACAAAAACAAAATCATTCAACCCCTTCACAGCAGGTGTTCAGTCATTGACTTTGCCCTCAAAGGAAAAGAAAAGCAATTACTCGCTGGAAACTTCTTCAAACGTCTCCAAGAAATCTTGGATGCAGAAGGTGTTGAATATGATAACAAGGTCTTGGTAGAACTCATCAAGAAACACTTCCCTGATTGGAGACGTGTTCTTAATGAAGTGCAGAGATATTCATCCAGTGGTAAAATTGACTCAGGTATTCTTGCATCATTTTCCAATGTTAAAACTGATGACCTCTTTAAATGCCTCAAAGAAAAAGATTTCCCTAAGGTTCGTAAGTGGGTCGTTGACAATCTGGATAATGATCCTACTGTACTTCTGCGCAGTGTTTATGATGCTTGCTATACATCCCTTGAAGGTGCTGGTGTTGCTGCTGCTGTCCTTATCATTGCTAAGTATCAGTATCAGAGCAGTTTTGTCGCAGACCAAGAGATAAATATGCTGGCATGTCTAACTGAAATTATGGTGGAGTGTGAATTCAAATGAAAAAGAAGATTGACAAATTAATTGACAAATCTCTTAGATTTCATCATCGTGATATTCATCAAAAGATTGATGGTATGAAACTTCATGCTCAAGTTAAATCAAAGTGGTATTATATTTTCTGGGGAATCGCCACAATATCAGTGGTAGTAGGTCAGATTTATGTTGGATCTGGTTTTAGAACAATGTCAAACTCTGTTAATCAAGTATTGGAGAAACTAAATGAAATACCTTCTAGCAGCAGCTAGTGCCCTTCTGTTTTCCTCTCCTGCCCTGGCACATGGTCCAGCACTAGGCAAGAGACATCACCATTACAGACCTAGCACTGGTGTCCACAAACATTACCATTGTCATGCCAAGAAAGATATATGTCACTGGCATAAGCACTCTCACTGGGGTAAAGATGCTGGACACCATGGCAAATCGTTTATGCATATGGTTTATCCCTACAGGTATTATGATAATTACCTTTGGTATCCTGCACCCTCGTGGGAAATTCACCTTCATTGATAAATTATGAAATCTTTGAAAACTCCTCTTCGTTATCCTGGGGGTAAGTCACGTGCCCTTACTAAAATTGTTCCTCATATCCCTGATTTGACAGGATACAAGGAATATCGTGAACCATTTCTTGGAGGTGCTTCTGTAGCAATTCAGGTGTCTAAGATGTATCCCAATCTAAACATCTGGGTAAATGATCTTTATACACCACTTTATATTTTCTGGCAGCAACTTCAAGAGAATGGTAAGGAGATGTGTAATTTTCTCTCTACTATTAAAAGATTTCATAACACAGTTGACAAAAGCAAGATGCTTTTTAACTCATGTAAGCAACATCTTAATGATGACAGTAAGTCTGATTTTGATAAAGCATGTGCTTTCTATGTTGTGAACAAATGTTCCTTCTCAGGTCTCACTGAGTCATCTTCCTTTTCTAAGATGGCATCTCAGAACAACTTTACCATGAGGGGCATTGAAAGACTTCCAGAGTTTCAAAAGATTATTGCTGATTGGCAGATTACAAATTTGTCCTATGATGAACTTCTAGATGAATCATCTGAAAGAAAAGCATTCATCTATCTTGATCCACCATATGCTATTAAGGACAGTCTTTATGGAAAGAAAGGGAGTATGCACAAGGGATTTAATCATGATCAATTTGCCCTTGATTGCACTGATTGTAGTATGGATATGCTCATCTCATACAACTCTGATCAATTGGTAAAAAACAGGTTTGATAATTGGAGCACTGCTGAGTTTGAGCATACTTATACATTGAGATCTGTTGGTAAATATATGCGTGAGCAGAAAGATAGGAAAGAACTTTTGCTAATTAATTATGGAACTGAAAGATTGGTTGAATGCAGTCAACTTCACTAAGGAAGATCTAACTGAACATATTAAAGAGTACCCACCATACATTGTGAACAGATGTTTATCTGGACACCTTGACTGTGTGTTGTTTGTTAATGAGATGAACAAGTATCATTTCTTAGACAAAGATATGCAATTTAACTTTTATATAAATATTCTGAGAAAGAGAAAGAGATTCTCTCCTTGGGTTCGCAAAGAAAAGGTCTCAGATCTAGAGTTTGTCAAGTCTTATTATGGTTATAATAATGATAAAGCATCTCAAGCACTGAAAATCTTATCAAAAGAACAATTGGACTACATTAAACAAAAACTTGATACTGGTGGTAAAAGATGACTCAAACTGCTGAACCTCAGGTTCATTGGTCACAGGACAAAATGATTGAAATTGTTCTCAATGAACCAGACGATTTCCTAAAAGTAAGAGAAACACTTACTAGAATTGGTGTAGCTTCTAGGAAGGAAAAGAAACTTTACCAATCCTGTCATATTTTGCACAAGCAGGGTAAATATTACATAGTGCATTTTAAGGAGCTCTTTGCTCTTGATGGGAAGTACGCTAACATTACTATTAACGATGTTCAGCGTAGGAATCGTATTACTCGCTTGCTTGCTGATTGGGGTCTCATTTCAGTAATGAAAGAAGATTCAATTATGGATATTGCACCTCTTAATCAAATCAAAGTCCTTCCTTACAGAGATAAGGGTGAGTGGACTCTGGAGCAGAAGTATAACATTGGTAAGAAAGGTAAGACCACCGAAGAATAAATAAGTCTGAGTCTTTCGTGCAGACTCTACGAATGTCGGAATACCCGTGACCCCTTGACAGGGGTCTTTTTTTGTATTATTATGTCGTATAAATAGATCGTCTACTATATCAGTTGAGTAGTAGATACCTGTTGGTGAAAGCCTCAGGTGGGATATGTTCCCGTAACAACTAACCAGTCGAAAGACAGTTAACAACTACTAAGAGGTAATAATCATGGCGAGAGAAATGCGCCCTAATGATGCTTATGCTAAATTTGCATCAAACTTTGAGGAGTCTATCGGTAGTGCAATTTTTTTAGAACCCAAAGTTAAAGTTTTTCCACTACAAACAGGTGGCGGAAAATCTTATTATCAAGATAAAGAAATGCCATTAGAACTGAAAGAGGCATTTCCAAAAATGAAATATATTTTTAGACTTTCTCCAACAAGAGAAGTTGCTTATGATGGAACGTTTGTTGACGTTTCTGACTTAAGTGGAAAGTATAATTTTGGTTATGTTCCAGATCCTCCAAGCACTGGTATTTTGGATGCATTTGGTAAAATGCCAAACACAGTCCTTTGTGTATCATGTACTCATACATATTTCATTACGAATTTTGAGAGATTGTTGAAGTATGCTCCTGAGTCTGTCTTAGTCATTGAAGAGGCTCATCAATTTATTGGATGTGCTGATTCTGGAAGTGAATCTTATATTATTAACTTTGGATATTCATCAGAGTACACTGCTGAAACTTGGCAGAGAATTGCAAAGTGGAGAGACGTAAATCCAAGAATCCTTGGATTCACTGCAACTCCAACTGAACATCATAAAGGGCATTCATCACTTAGTGATCAGTTTAGAGTTTGTGGAAAACTTGCTGATAAAAAAGTCATTCTTCCTTCACAATCTTGGATGAATACCCCACATCCATATTCTTTCACTAAGTATCAAGGTCAATCATCAGTTGAACCTGCTATTCACCAAAGTATTGATTTACTTTTTGAAAGAGAGCAAAAGTTGACTGATCTTAAGTATTTCACTATTGATATGGATGATGATACTTATGAAAAACTTCAGTATCTGAAAAAAGAAATGTCCATGAAAACGGATGAAGAGTATCTTGGGCATCTTATTGAAAAAAACTATAAGTCCGAGTTTGGAGATAAACTTCCTGAAGTTTCTGATAATTTTAAATCAGATAAAGACGGTCAGATTAATACTAAATTAACTGCTCTGTATGTTTGTGGAGATTCAAGAGGTGTTTGGGGATGCTCTATCGAGGAAGTAAGAGAAACAATTGCAAGATACCTGCTTGCTGATTGTGGGTATGAAAAATCTGATAAAATGATCGCTACTATGGTAGAGGATAGTAGTGGAGGCAATACAATTTGGACTCTTAATGGTGTTGCTGCTGAAAAAGTAGACAATCCGACATTAATGAAAAGACTCCATAGTGAAAATGATCCTCTTCGTTTTCTTCTTGTAATTAATAGGGGTCGTTCTGGAATTAATGTTCATAATCTAACTGCTGGGGTTATT